TGTTGTAATGGAAGCAAGCCCCAGCGCCTATAATTAAATGCGCTTGATCGCCGCCTCTTATAGTCTTAGCTTTAGGGTATATATTACATACCTGCCCTACTGTTAATAATGGTAGTAACAGTAATAGCAGCGATATCTTCATTATTTGCTTTTAGGGTCTTTAGCAAAGAAAAGGGTAAAGGCTACGCCGAGAAAGCCGCCGGCCTCCCCAAGCGTAGCCATTCCCCAAAACACAAAAGCAAAGCTAGCGCACATAAGCACAGCGCCCAGTACGCTAGTCTTCCAATTGTCAAAAATTCTACTAAACATATTTATCTTTTAGCTACCGCAGCTGTCGCAGTCGGGATTATCAATAGTGCAAGCTTCCGGCTGCTCCGCTTCTTCCATTTCTTTTATGAAAGTGTTAAAGCTATCTTCCCAATTTTCTGCCATTTTAGTTGCGTTTTAATATATCTATTTCTCTACGTAAAAAGCTGTTTTCTGTTTCAAGCTTTGCTACCTTTTGAGTAAGCTCTAAGAGCTCTTTATTGGCTTCCTTTAACGCCTTATCCATCTCCTCTACGCGGCTCTTTAAATCGTCGCGGTAAAGTACGGTATCGCTAGCGCTCTGCTCATCTTTTTTTAGCTCGGCTTTAACCTTTAGCCGGGCTTCGGCATAGCGCCAAATACCGGCAGAGCCTAAGAGCGTTACTACTGCTAAAATTACTTGAGTGCTGTTATCCATTTTTTCTATGTAGCTCTTCCTTCTTAATTCTTTTTAAACTCCCGAAGCTGCTAACACTTAGTAAAATCCAGCCCCAGTAACTAGGTCCCTTAAAAAGTAGGCCGCAGTATAAATACATTACCGCAGCCAATAGGTAAAAGCTAAAGGTTACCCAGCTAGCCCTTACCCTACAGCTTAGGCACTTTCCACTTACGCAGTAAAGCTGGTACAGCCCCGCTATTGGAGCTAGTAACTGCATTATAGGCGAGTAGCCTAACTCTAGGAAGGTAGCAATAGGATAAAGTATAACTAGCGCAGCGGCTAAGGTTATCTCTGTCGGCTGGCTGTCGCTGTATTGCCATATTTTACGCAAAGAGTCGTAACGTGTAGATAGATCCGTAGCTAAGCTCTTAAGCTTTTCTATTACGATAGTCATAAGAAGCAAGCTATTAAAAGAAAGCACAAAGTACTTACTACGTTAAAAGTTATGGTCTGCTTCCTACTAAGCTGTATTACTGTAGGGTACCCCAGCTTACGCCCCTTGTAATTAAATAAGCCTTTACCGTTATGGCAGCTAAACCACTCCGGCTTACCTCTTATAATGCGGTTAGGTTTGTCTATTAAGTCGGGAAGGTTTGAGGCTACCCAAGCTGCGATATAAAGCCAGGGGTTAGAGGTAAGATAGCAAGCCAGTAAATAAACTAAGAATAAACAGCCCTCTATTATAGCTGCCTCTTTTAATGTACCTATAGACTTCTCGCCTATATAGTCCATAAAAAAGTGCGATACAAAAGCTAAAGCTAGCCCCGTTATTGGATCGGGGCTGGCCGCTACTATAATAGCTCCTGCTGCACCGTGAAAACTACTATACATTTTCCTCTACTTCTTCGGGTGGGTTGCAGTATTCCGCTTCGGGGTTCGCCTCACAATACGCTTTAGCGTACTCTGCCGCGTGCTTTGGCCCAAAGGTGTGTATACCTACTGGCTCAACCCATAGTAAAGCATTAGCCCAAACCTTTGAGGAATTAGGCTCGTTTTTCCATAATACGTCCACGCTATATATTGAACTCACGACCTCGCAAACGGGGTTTCCTTCTTCGTCCGTTCCCCAAGTTTCGCAAAGGTTTCCAAGCTCCACAACGGCAGTAACGCTATCGTTATACTGTTGGTTTCCTTCTTCGTCCGTTGTGCTTATTTCAGCTTTTGCAGACTGCCATAAGGCTGGGGTTGTAAACCCGTATTTTCTGAATGTTTCCATATTATAAAGTTGTAAGGGTTATACATTCCGCGTCGGTTAGTGCCGTTGGAAAGAATAAGATTTGCTTAATCTTTAACACGCCACCATTGCCGTCGGCATTAAAGCGCAATAAGCGGATATCGCTCCAAGCCGTACCGCTACCTCCCGCACCTTTTACGCCGTTAAGAAACTCAACCCCACTAGATAAAGAGTCTAATCGCCAAGCGGCTTTGGTGTTTTCGCCTAGTGTAAATGTGGAAGAAGTTAGCCAATCAGAGGCAAATCCTAATCCGTTATTGTATATATACGCACGGCCTAAATTTCCACTACCCCTTAACCTCATTACATCGTTATTTTCACCCGTGTTTGGCTTTTCAAACTCAATGAATAAAGTACCTTCGGTAAGCCCCGAAGTAAGGGTTTGTATATTTTGGTTTATAAAATCTTTTGCCCTCGTAGCACTAACCCCCATACAAGGTATATAGCTTGTTGGGTAGCTTCCGGCTTCGACTTGTGCGCCCCATAAATAAACGGCTTCACCAGAACCAGTATAACTTGTGTTGTTGTTATCATCGTTTATATATAGTGCAAATTGAGAATTTCCACTTGAGTCCGCAGTAAACTTGAAGCCTAAACGATACCAACCATTAGCGTGTTCTTCTAACAATACATCACTTGCTCCATTTTGTAAATCCGTTGTTTGGTCATCAAAATTAAAAGTAACATAAGCACCGGTATATCCCTCGTTTAACCTTATATATTTAGTGGTTGCCTTCTTTACAAAACAAGAAATAAAATAATCGTTCCCAGCGGTAACCGAACCAGTCAATGTATCATAAGAAGCGTGAGTTCCAGCTACTGCTGTTGCAGTAGTTTTACCAGCATTTACAAATCCTTCGGGTGAGGTTGTGTTGTTGTTCTCTACCGATACGCGAAGTTTAGACCAAACGCTATCTATGTCCTCACTTGAAGGCATTATATTAGTGCGTTGAGGCTCTAACAAAAGACTCGGACAAGTCGCACCCCCCGAATAGTCAAGGCGTGGTAGGTTGTCGGTAATACCAGCATAAACGGCGGCAGTAGTTGTTTCTATGTAGTCTCTTGCTACAAGTCCCTGCTCTAATTGCGCTGCGTAAATAAGGATGTCAAGAGTATCATCGGTATTAAGACCGCCTCTTGCTCCTATAAAAGAATTATTGTTAGAGGTGCAGTTGTGGAATGTTGTAAATCGCTGCCACGATGTTGTAGCAGTTGCAAGTTTATAACCATTCAAAGAATTACCAAAGGCGAAATCTTGAGATGCCCCCGTATTACTCTTAACATAATACGAGAACGAAAAAACACCCGTTAAACTACCTCCTTGATATATCAAACTTTGGTCGGTTGTTAAACTTCCTCCGTTCAAATCACATTGCAAACGCCAAGCGTTAGAGCCTCCATCGGGGTCGTTAAACCCACTTGTAACACTTGCGGCTGTACCCGAACCTGCACCGAGTTTAACCCAAGCTGCATTACTAAAAGTATTGGAATAGGTCAGCAGGTTTTGAGTCTCCTTCTCAATAAGTCCCGCACTATTCACACGGGTTGCGGTGTCCGTCCCTCTAGTAAAGGTGAAGTCGCCCGTGCCGTCCGTTGGTTTGATGGAGTACAATTTACTTTCCTTCACTCCCGAAGGTATCATAACTAGGCTGGCGTCGTCAAAAAATGTTCCCATTTTTATATAATTTTATTTATTAGTTAAACGTCTAAAGCTGCTACGGATTGCCTTAAACAAACAACAGCCTCGACTATACCGCCGTCGGCCTCTACCCTTGTTATGAAGTCTTTTACTACGGGTCCAATACCACCCACAAAAAAGCCTCTGCGTAGCAGGTAGAAATAAGTAGCTTTTTTCATTATTTTATTTTTATTAAAGTTGGACTAAATTATTTACTTCTCTTTCTTTTGTATTATATACCAGTTGGCCCCTGCGCCGGTATCATTCCCTAAAAGCGTAATACCGTCGTAGGATCTATCCATAGAGTAGGTAGCCTCGGCGTCTATACGCTCGCCGCTTTGGGGCGAGAGCGTTATAGTCTTATTCGCTTCTATAGTGTCGTCCGTTTTAAAGCGCATTATTACCCCGGTTTCAGCACTAGGTAAAGTCAAAGTGTAAGTACCATTCCCCCCGCTATAGCTTATAAAGTTAAAATGGTTACTAGCGGTTAAAGTTGCGCTGCCCCCTGGGGTAGCGGAAATACTATTTATACTTACATTAACGCTAGAAGTAGTAGTAAAAGCCCCTACGCTCGTAGCAGCTAGCGTACTGTTACCCGTAACCCCTAGCGTACCGCCTATCGTTTGGTTACCGGTTACCTCGCTCGTAGTTACTGTAATGTCTACGCCGTTTATAACCTCGTCCGTTCCCTGCTGGCTGCTTATCCTTCCTACGAAGTCAGCACCCCCACCGCTACCTACTGGTACCGAAATAGATATATCTGCTTCCGAGCTTTGTATTTTAAACCATTCGCTAGACCATTCGTCCATATTAGCGTTATAGCTTCCGCTCATAGGAAGCCAATAGCTGCCGTCAAACTCATATCGTATACCAAAAGAATAAGGCCCTACGATCGTGCCGCTATACCTTTCTATAGGTTTCTTATGTAGGCTTAGTACTTCTTTAGTTAAAAGCTTTAGTAAGCTGGTGTAGCTACCGCTATTACCTCTGCGCCATTGCGTAGAGGGTACCCAAGCGCTGCCGTCGTATACATAAAAGCTGCCCTGCAGCCCTAAAGAGTCGCTAACGCGTAGCTCGCCTAGATCTAGAATAAGGTTACTGTTTATTTTAGTGTCCGTATTCGTAGCGCTGTATACTGTAACCTCGCTGCTAGCTCCGTTATCATTTAAATAAGTAGCCGTAACTTCTTTTACTTGGTTGGTCTCGTCAAAGTATACGGGCACCGTTTTTACTGTGTTGTTAAAGGCGTCGTATACTTGGTAGTAGTTTACGTCTAGCTGCGCTTCACCGTCTACCGGTAGAGGCGGAGTAACTAGGCTAAACCCGTTACTTATATAAGCACCGCTCGCCTCGTTTCTTGTTGTACCGGCGTCTACTTCGTAGTAGCTCGGTGTAGTGGTCCAAGTTGTAGCGCCGTACAGCTGCCCGCCACTAGGGTTAAATTCTCTCTTTAAATAGTAAAAGGTTCCTAGGTTTGTCGCGTCTTCTATACGAAGCTCTAAGCGCCATACCGGACGCCAAAATCCTAGCGCGATCGAACCTGCATTACCGTTATGCGTGAGCTGCCAAATAAGCAGGCCGGTTACTTGTATCTTACCGTTATTATCGTCTACTACAAAGCCGAGGTTTTGCCTTCCCGTTGCACCGGTGTAGGTTAGTCTATTAGCTAGGAGGTTGTTACTACGCTCCTGGTTATATCCTACCTGCACCTTCTTAAGCGCTGGTAAAAAGTTAAACTGGTTACCCGCTAGACGTGCCCCTCCTCCGGTTGTACCGTCGAGGGTTACGTCGTCGCTAACTAAATTAGTAGCTATTTTTGTACCGGATTTATAGTAACTGCTTGAGTATCTAGTAGCTTCTTTCCGCTCCATATACTGCTCGAAATAGTACGCCCCGTCTTTTTGATAGAACCTAGCGCCAAAAGCTATACAAAGCTCTTTTAATATATCTAAATAGCTGGAGTAGGTTATAGTACCGTCTTCTTCTTTTTCGGAATACACTAAAGCACTAAAGCGCGTTAAAGTGGTTACGTCGGTAGTAGCGCTGTAGCTTTGTTGCGTGTCCCAAATATTTACTACCGTACTGTAATATGTGTCGGTAGCTGAATATAAAAAGCTTATGTCTATAGCGTTTACTGCGCTCTCTATAAAACTTTCTAGCGTTACGTTGCTTATGCTTTCGTAAGGCTTATTAGCTAAGTGGCCTATACCGTCTACAGCTGTAATACTAAAGACGTAGGGCTTATGCGTATCTTCTACCGTTACTAGGTCCTGCATTATAATACCGGCCCAGTAATTAGAATAAGTTAAAGTAACCCCTAATTCTAGTATAGCGTCTCTTAAACACTTCTCGGCCTCTATTGTGCCGCCGTCTGCTATAACCCTAGCTACGTAATCTATTACCTCTTGAATATCTGCCTTAACGATTTTTAGCGTAAAGCGTTCCTCCTGGTATTGCTTAAGATCAGTTATAAAGTTATCGAAAAAAGCATCTTCATTATAAGCGCTTACCGTACAGTTAGAGCTTATAATAGGGCTTACTATATCGTCCGTTTCTCCGCTATAGTTTAAGGTAAACCCATCGCTAGCTACTACGAAGTCCTGCGCTGTACCGCCGTAGCTACTGTCGTAAATCTCTACCTTAAAAAGCTTATTTGTTGAGCTGTGAAATTCACTATATAACCTTAACCCCATATTTAAAATCCTCTATATCTGCTTCGTGTTCTTCCTGCTTTCTCTGTGCTTAAGAGGATGTCCTGGCCGCTTAGGCGTCCGTACACCTCTACAGCACCGCCAGCGCCTCCTGCTATTTCCGGAAGCTTGCTAAGTGGTATTACTGCCTCGCTCTCGCGGCCTTCGCCAATAAGGGCAAGGGTAGGCCCGGTAACTATACCACCTTCTGCTAGTGCAGGTACCCCTTCAGCAGCGGCTGACATTTTAGCGTTTATAGCTCCTGCTGCTGCTATAAGTGCAATACCCGCACCAATAGCTAGCGGGCCTCCTATAGGCCCCATAGATAAAGATACTTTTAAAGCTTCTGCCGCTATACCGTACTCTAAAAATAATACGCCTAATTGGTGAAATAAACTAGCTAGCTGACCTAGTGCAAAATTACCAAAGTCTTTAAAGCTTGCCTCTCCTGCTAAAATAGCTCCGCCTATTTCTGCCATACCTACCACGGTGTCGAATACCATAGCATTTATAACGCTATTTATACCTGCGCTTAGAGTCTCTGCTGCCTCTAACATCCGGTACAGCTTCTTAGTAGCTTCGTCGGTTTCTTGTACCATTGGCTGTAAGTCAATAGTATTTACAGCTAACTGTAGCTCTGCTATTTTAGGCGTTAAATTTACTAAAGCTTCTTGCTGTCTTTTTATTGCTCCGGTACTTCCCTCGGTTTTCTTTTTACCCTCTTCGGTTGTTTTATTATTCTCGCGCTGCGCGTCTTGAATTTTGTAAATACCCTCTCTAACTTTTTGGCGCTCTTCGCGAAGTTTATTAAGTTGTTTTACTAAATCCTTATAGCGTCTTGATTCTTCTACGTCGTAGAAAGGATTACTATAACCGTCTTTAAATTCCTTTATAGATTTAAGCTGGTTCCGAATAGAATTAGTAAGCAGGTCAAATCTGCCTTGTAGCTCCTCTAATCCTTTTTGCTGGTCTTCACTACCTACGGCTTTATCTACTGCCTCCTGGGTAAGGTCTACCTCTTTACGTAGTGCTAAATACAAAGCTACTACTCCGGCTATAGCTACACCTAAAGGCCCCATCGCGACCGTCAAAGATCCGAAGGCTAAAGTAAGAGAGCCTACAGCTGCAATAACTAAAGGCACCATAGCGAGTAAGCCCGCTAGTATAACCTTGTTATAAAGCTGGGCGTCGCTCATTCCGCTAATGGCTTTCGTAATCTTACCCATAGTTTCGGTAAGACCTTTAAGCACATTCTTAAATATCTCGTTTTCGGTAATGGCTTGGCCTAACTCAATTAAGGCGCCCTCCGTTGCACTTTGTAACTCCTTAAAGGCTCCGGCGGTGTTATCCATCATTTCTGCGGCCATACCCGCAGCTGCGCCCTCTGCATTTTCGTAGCTAGTGGTAAGCTGGTCTACGGTACCCATCTGCTCAGTAAGCACTAATAAAGCACCCTTAGCCCGTTCGCCTACTAAGTCGTTAGCGTCTGCTAGGTTAATGTTTTGGCTAGCGAGCTCTCTAAAGGTTTGGCGCATTGGCTTACCTTCTTGGTGCAGCTCGCTAAGTATTTTCTTTAGAGCGGTTCCTGCTATAGAGCCCTTTATACCGTTGTTCGCTAAAGCTCCTAGCATTGCGCTAGCTTCCTCTATACTTACGCCGGTAGCCTTAGCAATAGGTGCCGCAGTCTTCATAGCCTCGGCGAAGCTCTCCATATCTAGGGAGCTAGTCGCGAAGCTCTTAGCCATTACGTCGGTAACTCTACCGGTCTCTTCAGCTGCTAGCCCGAAAGCTCGAAGCGAAGATCCCGCTACCTCAGCAGCGCGGCCAAGCTCAGCCCCTCCAGCTTGCGCTAGGTATAGGGTGCTCTCTGTAACCTTGTCTATTTCGCTAGCCGTAAAACCAAGCTTAGCGAACTCGGTTTGTAGACCTGCTACCTCGCTAGCTGTAAACGTAGTAGAAGCCCCTAGCTTTTTAGCTTGGGCCTCTAGTGCTTTAAATTCTTTGGTAGTGGCTCCCGATACGGCCTTTACCTTACTCATCTCGGCCTCAAAGCCGGAGAAGGTTTTAACGGAAATAGCACCTAAGCCAATAAGCGGAGCGGAAATACTACGGCTTAGGTTCATTCCTAAGCTTTTAGCTTGCGATCCAAAACGGCGCATTTTACTACCGGCTACTTTTAAGCCTCTAGTAAGTCCGCTAAGGTTTGCACCTATCGCAATGTTAGTACTTATGTTGCTCTTTTTTGCCATTTCGCTAGTATTGCTTTAGCTTCCGCTTTAGTTAGTTTTGGCCCTGCTTTTTGTGTATAGTCCCAGGGAAATTTATAGAGCTCCTTGGGTTTTACTCTTTTGCCTTTTGGTAGCTGGAGGTTTACTAGCGTTACCGTTTGGCTTCGCATTACCTCCCAAAGCTCGCGGCTTTCTGCTTCCCTCTTTTCACTAAAACCCGCTACAGCATTATTAAGGCTGCGCGGGGTAAGCTGTAAGTAATCGCTGTAATTATATCCTAGTAAGCCTAGGGCTATCTCTTCGCAGCGGTCAAAAGTAAGAGGGGCGTCGGGGCCCGACTGGCCCCTAGCCCCTTCTACTTTTTTGCAGGTGTAAAGCTTTCGGTAAAGATTGCTAGCACTTCCTCTAAAGCTCCGGGGCTATCGTCTAACCAATCGGCTACCTCTTCCGCAGTAGCGTTAAACTTTTCGCCTTCTACTCTAGCACCTTGCTTAAGCCCTGCTCTAATAAGCTCTATAGCTTGGCTTAGTGTTAGGCTGTCTCCTATAGAGTCCAGCTGTGCTAGGGTATACCCGGTAGCGTCCGTAAATTGCATTAGCGCGGCGAAGCCGAACTTTACAGCTCTTTCTTCCCCTCCTATTTTAACTCTCTTTACCATTTGCTTTAAGTGTTTGTATTATTCTATTATTACGCTACAGTAGAGTAGGTAATAGCTCCCGTAAGCTCGAAAGTAGCCGAGTACGTTACGTTATCTTCCATACCGCTAGAAACCTCTAAAGAAGTTACGTAAGCAGCAGCAGACCAGTAATGGTCTCCCGATACCTCGGTAGAAAATTTAACTGTAAGCTGTGAGCGACCGCTCCAAGCTGTCATAAGATCATCGACGCCGTAAGCGGCATCTTCAGCGTACAAAGCAGATACCGAAATAGTACCCGATTTTGTAGCCTCTAATAAGTCACGCGTTCCAGACGAGTCCTTACTTGTTGCGTCTCTTGTGTCCATTGACAAAGAAATAGAGCCCTCGGTAGCGTGCGCTATTAGAGTAGACCCTGCGTAAACCCCTAAAAGGGTTCCATTCATAATACCAGTAGTTGCCATTTTTAATCTAGATTATTTAGTTGTTCTTCAATTATTACGGGGGCCTCGGCCCCAAATTCTACAGCCTTACCAGCTTCTATAAGCTCCTGGCCGTATTCGTTTACTACGCTTAAAGTTAGACCTTTCGCTAGCTTCTTACCACTTGTAAGGGTTACTTTTTTCGTTAGTGTTATTTTCATCGCTTAACTCTTATTATATACTCCGAGCTCGTTACGAAAGTCTCGGTACCTGGGTCGTTATCTGCGTCTAAGTCTATAAACTGTATAGAGTCAATAACTACACCTGCTACCGTACCGGTATAACGATCTAGAGCGGTTCGTATTTTATTAGTTAGGTCGCTAGCCTCTGCGTAAGTTTCGCTAGCTACTACAATATCGTAGCGCACCTCGTCTAAGGTGCTTACCCCGCTCTTAGTATCGCTAGGGCTAGTATCTTGTAATACATATACTACAAAAGGGAAAGCTGCGCCCTGCGCTGCTATCTGCGGATAAACGCGAGTACCTACGATAGCGCTTACGTCGCTGTCGCTGGTTAGTATTGAGTATATAGCTTTTCCTTCCGTCATTATCTAGTAAGCTGGTATAAGCTTTGCTTTAGTATTTTTTGCACCTCTCTTAGTAGCTGCGCTTGTGTTTGCGCTACTGCCTTAGCGTAGCCTTTTTCTGCGTAATTTATATTACTCTTTTTATCCGGTTGCGCTTTCGCTTTACCTCTAGGCAGTCCGTAATTTACTATAGCTGCGTAATACCCGTCGAAGGTCTTACCTGCTTTCTTACCGAACCTTGCCCCTACATAACCTAAAAGCGCGCCCTTCTTTCTAGAAGGTATAAAAGCTATAGACCTTCTAAGGTTACCGCTCTTATTAGTTACGGTGCTCTCTTTGCTTTTCTTCTTTACCGTTCTAGTAGTGGCCGTCTTTTTGTCGGAGTCTTTTATAGAGCTCTTTACAGCTTTTACCATAGGCTTAGCCGCCTTACGAATACCCGCTTTAAATTGGCGGGCTTTCTTGCGGTCTATATCCTCTAAGGCTTTTAGCTTTCTTAGAGCTTTCTCTAAACCTTCTACCTCAAAGTAAACCCCGTCCCTCATCAGTCCCTTAGTACAGTATCTATAATAAGGTAGCGCTCTCTACCCTCTAAGCTTACGCCTTCAATTTCGTAAGTCTTACCGCCCCAGCTTATCTTTACTGTGGCGTCTACGTCGCTGCGGTAGCGTATCGTAAAGCGCACCTTATTTACGCTGGTTAGCTTCTCGGTATCTTCCCCCTCTTTAGGGACTCCTCTATAATCTACTTGGGCCCATACCTGCGCTAAGGTGCTGTACGTGCGTACGTCCTGGCCGAAGCCGTCCGTACTTACGCTCGCACTTTGCAAGGTAATTCGTCTATCTAATTTGCCCGGATCAATCAAAGCGGAAAACTCTATAAGGGTTCATTAAGTACTCGGAAGCTGTCGGTAAGCGGTGTACGCTGTCTACTCTCTTCTCGTACATTTCGCCAATTATTAACAGCATAGCCATTTTAATGTTAGCGGGTACGTCCGAGGCTTGAGTATAGCCGCAGGTATAACGGATTATAACTGCGTTTACCGTGTCCTTAGTACCGTACCAGCCGTACTCCGGAAATACTCGCGCAGGTTCGCTTACTAAGTCCGTGCGGTAGTCGCTAGAGCTTACAGTAATTTCGTCGCCGTTTCCGTCGATATACTTAACACTCGCTAAGCTTTGTACTGGTCCTCTGCTTAAATAAATAATATTTCTATCGCCGTGGAAAGGGTCTACGCCCGTCTTATAGACTGGGAAAAAATCGTAAAACTCCTCTATAACGGTCGTTAAAAGAAACCTTCCTAAGTAACTCTCGGCCATTTGTGTAGCCGCGTCAATAAGCACCCCTAGCAGGGTGTCCTCTGCGTCGCTATCTACGCGCAAATAATCCTTAACCTCTTGTACGGTTAAAGCTTTTAAAGTTGCTGGGGTAATTATCGTATAGCTCATTACTTGGCTCTAGTTGTTCTTTTAGTGCTTTTTTTGCTTACGGCTCTTTCAGTTTTTACGGATTGCTTCTCCTCTACTACTTCGCAGAAGCCAGCATTTAAAAACTCGTTAGCAGCTGCAGAGGGCAGCTCTACTACTTGCCCGGAGGTGTAGTAGAAGTCTGCCCCTGCTATAGCTTGGTTAAAAATAACCTTCATTAG